ACAACGCAATCAACCGGGGCGAGAAGTTCAAAGATGACGATCTAATCAGCATCTCCAGCGATATGCCGCATCTAGAGAAGCTGAAAACGGAACTCTCCACACCCAAGCGCGACTTTGACCGCAACGGCAGGGTGAAGGTGGAGAGCAAGGAAGACCTAGCAAAGTCTACTCGGATCGGCGGCTCTGTGCCGTCACCGAACCTGGCGGATGCGTTTGTCATGGCGTTTGCGTCGCCGGTCACATCATCGTTGCTAGTCAGCGATGCCGCAATTGCAGCGGCAATGAGGGCGTAAATGAGAGAACGTCGGAGCGAAGAGGATATGCAGGCAGAACAGACGCCGTTGATGTACAGGAAGAGCCAGCTACGCCTCGTGGATGGCCTTCGCAGCAGCTTCCCGGACTGGCAGGGAGCGCAGCGTTTCGATTACCGTAACGGATGGACACGTTTAGGTGATTTCTTCGCCGATGGCTATTTCCTTCGTGACGAGATGCGCGAAATGGTGCATAATCGTTACGGAGTGTGCCTCTAATGGAGAACCAGAAGCCAACCGAATCGCCGGCAAGCAGCAGTGATCGTGTCCGCCGTTACCGCGAAAGGAAACGCAAAGGTAACGAACTTGCAACGCAGCGGATCAGCGCGTCTGCAATTCGTCTGGCGCTTGAGGAACCAGTCGAGCGTGTCCATTACCCTATCCGCATCCCCGTGATACCGAAGGGCGTAGTACCGCATGGGGTCACGCCACAAGTAGCAATGGACTCAGAACCAGCCTATGAGTGCGCACGGCTGGCAATGGACGCTGGGCCTCAGTTTGGCTCCCAACTCTATGCATACAGCAATGTTGAAGGCTTCCCCGGCTATCCATACCTGATGCTCTTGGCTTTGCGCTCGGAATACCGCAACATGGCAACGGCGCTGGCTACCGAACTGACGCGCAAGTGGATTAAATTCAACAGCACAGATACCGAGGATGAATCTACCAAAAAGAAGATTACCGAGATTGAGCAGGCGTTCACCGCGCTTGGAATCCAGGGCATCATTCGCAAGGCTGCTGAGCACGATGCGTTCTGCGGCACCGGCCAGATTCTCATCAACATCAAGGGAGCAGACCTAAAGACGCCGCTCATCATCGACCCGCGCACGGTCAAGAAAGACAGCCTGATTGGATTCAAGAACGTCGATCCGATCTGGACCACGCCGCTGATGTACAACTCGCTGACGCCCTCCAGCCCAAACTTCTACAGGCCGGATAGCTGGTGGGTAATGGGTGAGCATTGGGACGAATCGCGGATAATCGTCACTGTCACCCGCGAAGTGCCCGACATCTTCAAGCCCGCATTCAACTTCTCAGGGATAAGCCTTTCGCAGCTTGCGGAGCCTTATGTCAATAACTGGCTGCGGACCAGGCAGAGCGTTTCAGACCTCATCAACAACTTCTCTGTCCTTGTGCTCAAGACAGCTATGGACCAGGTGCTTACCGGCGGGGACGATGGCTCAAACCTGTTTTCCCGAATCAAGCTGTTCACGGCCACGCGCAGCAATAAGGGCGTCATGGTGCTGGACAAGGACCGCGAGGAGCTTGAGCAGATCGCCGTTCCCTTGGGTGGATTGCATGAGCTTCAATCTCAGGCGCTTGAGCAGCTTTGCGTGGTATCGCGGGAACCTGCAACCGTTCTAACAGGCATCACACCATCGGGATTCGGCAACGTGGCTGAGGGCGAGGTCCGCATCTGGTACGACTATATCCACGCCCAGCAAGAGGCACACTGGCGCAACGCGATTGACAAGATGTTCAAGATCGTCCAGATGTCGATGTACGGGGAGATTGACCCTGAAATCACGTTTGAGTTCGTGCCGCTGTACGAAATGACAGAAGAGCAGGAATCGACCATCCGCGTCAATGACAGCATCCGGGCCGGGAACCTGATAGACCGTGGAGTGATCGACGCGCAAGAAGAGCGCGAACGGCTGGCGCGTGATCCAGAGTCGGGCTACCAAGGAATAGACATCACAAAGGAGATTGCGCCGCCGGACGAAGCGGAAGAGCAAGCGCAACTTGGAAGGGGAACAGACTCGGCGCTGGGATACGATGCTGACTTTGTGGAGAGTGAGCATCCGCGTGATGAAGGTGGAGAATTTACCGATAAGACAGGAGGAGAGACAAGCACTTCCGTGCTTAAAGACTCTTCAGTTCCGAAAAAGAAGAACGTCGCGCAATTAAGAGATTTGATTGAATCACATAAAGGCGAAGATATTTTTGTAAGATCGTCCTCTGGTCCTTCATACGATAGAAAACAAGGTCGTTCGATGGATTACCAGACGCATACTTTTCACAATGGACTATCTGCCGTCAAGATAGACCCTGAATGGCTTAACAAAACTGACGGAGAACTTCTCAGCCGATTGGCGGAATATGGCCATCGCCCCCCCGTAAAAGGAAAAGAACAAAAGCTCTGGATTTACAAAGCCAAGCAGACAGGAACTGACAGTGATGGATATGAGTCTATTACAGATATAGAACCCATTGGCGTTATCGATAACGCGCTTGTTCGGTACGCTCCTTTAATGAAAGCCCAAAGCAATGTGGCTCATTACGAAAAAGAGGTAGCTAAGGCGAAGTCCCTTGAGGGTAAAGACCCTCTATGGGAAGCAACTCATTACCAAGCTCAAAGGAACCTGAAAGAAGCACAAAGAGACCTCGATAAATGGGAAAATGTATATCACATTCAAAGGGGAACAGACTCAGCTTTGGGATATGACGCTGAATTCAATGAGTCAGACCATCCACGCGATGAATCAGGAGAGTTTACAGAAGGAGAAGCATGGGTTCCGACGGGCGGGACAGAAACAACCAAGCCTATAGTCGGAGAATCTCGTAACCCTGGAGGATTGCAAGGAAGATTCGATCCAAGCAGCGGAGGAACTCTGTTTCACGGGACAGGTAAGGTAAACAAGTTTCGCAAAGGTTCTTATGCCTATCTGACAACTGAATACGACCAAGCTCGCGGGTTTGCTTTGAATGTTCATCGTTTTGGAGAAGCTCCAAAGAAATCAGCCGCAGTGATGCACTATCAGGCCCAACCAGGCAAGACGGTGAATATCGATGATGATATCATGGAAATGCTGATGAATGGAGGAGACGAAGACGAAGCGGCCATAATGCAAGCTGCCCGTGAGAGAGGGGCACGGTACGCCGTTCACTCACATCCGTCTGGAGTGGAAGGGAAAGAGGATGGTTTTGATGCGATAGTTTCTCTATATCCTGATGAGGACTTGAAATCGAAGGGTGGTTATAGTGTTGGGCCTAAAGCAAAAACTGGAAGGGGAACCGCATGAGTCATCCGCCTATTTTATGGAGGGAACCAAGACAGTTAACACGGCTGGAAGTAGTGGACATTCACCTGATTGTCAAAGCGACACACACCATGCTAGGCTTGCCGCCGAAGAGTGAACCATGCAAGCCAGCAAAGTGAAGGCAATCCGCGCTATCTGGCCCAACGCCGGTATCCGGCAGCGGTATCAGCGACGCATGACCGCTCTCATAAGGGAGATGGCCGATTCTGTGGAGTATTGGCTACAGGCACAGCGCAAGGCCGCGCCGCCAGTCTTGGCAACCGACTCAACCCCAGCAGAGCAGATGCAGTTCGAGTTCATGAAGCTGGCGGAACGCTGGGAGGGCAAGTTTGACGACATAGCTCCCAAAGTGGCCGAATCATTTCTCAAGAACCAATTCAGGGGCACCAGCGCGGCTATGCGGATGGCGCTACGCGAGGCGGGCTGGTCTATCGAGTTCACCATGACCCCCGCCATGCGCGATGCGTTTGAGGCGTCCCTTGCGGAGAATGTGGGGTTAATCAAGTCGATACCCTCTCAGTATTTGCAGGAGGTTGAGGGTATCGTGATGCGCAACTATGCGGCGGGGCGCGATCTCAAGTCGATGGCGGCGGAGATTCGGGCGCGTTACCACGTCGCGGCGAACCGGGCTGTGCTGATCAGCCGGGACCAAAGCAACAAAGCGAACGCCGTTGTGCTGCGGGCGCGTCAG